ACTTTGAAAAAGGTATCCCATTAGGTAAAGTTAGTGTGTTTGCTGGAGAGTCCGGATCAGGTAAATCATTTATCTGTTCAGGTAACTTGGTTAGAAATGCACAACAAGCAGGATGTCAAGTAGTTATATTTGACAGTGAAAATGCGTTAGACGAAGAGTGGCTTCAAGCACTTGACGTTGACACAAACCCTGAGAAGTTGTTGCGTATCAGTGTTAGTATGATTGATGATGTTGCTAAAACAATTAGTACATTTATCAGCGATTACAAAACAAATTACGGCGACTTACCATACGAAGAACAACCTAAAATGTTGTTTGTTATCGACAGTTTAGGTATGTTGTTATCACCAACTGACGTAGATCAGTTTAACAAAGGTGACCTCAAAGGTGATTTAGGTCGTAAACCTAAAGCACTAACAGCATTGGTGAGAAACACTGTAAACCAACTAGCACCACATCCAGTAGGATTAGTAGCAACTAATCACACTTATGCATCACAAGACATGTTTGATCCAGATGACAAAATCTCGGGCGGACAAGGCTTTATCTATGCATCAAGTATTGTGGTAGCAATGAAAAAGCTCAAGCTCAAAGAAGACGAGGATGGTAACAAGACATCAACTGTACAAGGTATTCGTGCCGCATGTAAAGTGATGAAAACACGTTACAGCAAACCTTTTGAGAGTGTACAGGTGAAAATTCCTTACGAAACAGGCATGGATCCATATAGTGGATTATTAGAAATGTTTGAATCTAGGGGCATTTTAGAGAAAGTTGGTAATAAACTTTCTTATGTATCACCTGTTACAGGCGAAGAAATAAAAGAGTTCAGAAAAGGCTGGACAGGAGAAAAACTTCAGATAATTATAGATGAGTGGGCAGAACGTACTAATATCAATAATGATGATGTTGTAGATATTGACGGAATTGCCGACTTTGAAGAAAGTGAGGTAATGGAAAATGAATCCTGATATTACTCTTTTAGTTGAACTGTGGGAAGGTATGAAAACATACATTCCTACCAAGGACAGAATACAAGCGGCCGAACATATTGTAGGTTTACTAGATGAACGTCTAGATTTAGGCGAGTTAGAAGATTATCTAGAAATGTTTGATTCTGTGATGAAAAATGCAATCAAAGGTTATTATGGTTTTGACGATGATACCGATGAAGAAGATGACTGGGAATAAGCATGGCTGGTTGGTATAATTCTGTAGTAGACGATTTAGGAAAGATTGTAGATTCAATTGAGTACTATGAAAATGAATTACAAGAAGCCAAGTATGAATGCAGTATAAAGGGTAGCCTGGAGAAATCCAGTGCCGCCCTACCCGGCATTACTGAACATAGATTTAATCAATTACAAGAAATTGAAGCAATCCTTGAACATTTAAACATAGAACTTCGCAAAGAACGTTCTAAAACATTTCGTAAGTATTTAGAAAACTACAATAGAACATTAAGCAGTAGAGATGCCGAAAAGTTTGTTGACAGTGAAGATAGTGTTATTACACTAACGCACCTATGCAACCAATACGCCCTTTTAAGAAACAAATATCTTGGTATTATGAAAGGCTTAGATACAAAACAGTGGCAAATTGGTCATATCACAAGGTTGCGTACAGCAGGCATGGAAGATATTGTGATTTCGTAATGTTATGATAAATGTGTTCTGGTCCGGGCGTATTGCCAACCGTGATAAAATAATCCAAACATGTGAACAATACTTATACGATAATTGTCCAAACGTAGAACACAATGTTGATGTAGTAGTAGATATTGTAACTGAAATAGATGACCAGTTGGCAGGTTATTGTGTAGGGGATCACGAACACATAGAAATTAAACTTGCTAGAAGATCTGAAAATCAATATTATACTAGGGAAGAATTGCTAATAACTTTGACGCATGAACTAGTACATGCAAAACAATTCATCCAAGGTCAAATTCCTAACAAGATAAAACATATACCTTATAAAAATCAAATTTGGGAATCTGAAGCATACAGTTTAGAAAAACCTATTTACCAAAAATATTTTAAACAATTTTCTTGACAATATCACAATTATTGTATATAATATACTTTTAATTTGTAGGATATCTAATGGCAACACATGCAATGATTGACATCGAAACATTAGGCACAGAACCTGATTGTGTTGTGCTGAGTGTTGGGGCATGTAAGTTCAACCCATACAGTAATGCAGAACCACATACTAGAAAGTTGTGGCGACCTAGTGCTGATACACAAATTGAATCAGGTCGAAGTGTGTTAGATAGCACACTTGAATGGTGGTCTAAACTACCACAACATATCCAAGAAGAAGCATTCAGTGAAGATAACAGAATGCCATTAGAGCAATTTTTTAAAGAATTAAACAAATACTTAGTAGGCTGTGATAAAATATGGTGTCAAGGCCCTCAGTTTGATATGGTTATTTTAGAGAACTTATACAAGCAATTTGATCATCATAGAAACTGGGCGTTTTGGCAAGTTCAAGACTGTAGAACTATTTTTAACATGATGCCTGCAGATCCACGCAAAGCAATTCAGCAAGATTTACATGATGCAAGTGCAGATGCATTTTTTCAAGCAGTTTGTGTCCAGCAAACCTTTGCACATTTTAATGTTTTAGAGAGATAAAATTACCAAAAAAACTGGTAATTTACAGAATCTTGTTTAAAAACAAGCACTTACACCCATAAAAAATACCAGAAAAAGTGGCAAAAAAGGTTGACCTTTGAGCAAAAATCAGTATAATAGTATATATTAGTTAAACAAAGGGGACTTAAATGATGACTAACTTCGTAAAAATTAAGCAAGGTACATACCGTAAAAACACTGTAGAGGATATGGTGTTTCCAGTGGTAAAGCCTTTAAATATTGGTAAGAAAGGTGCGTTCATTACTGTTGATGGTACTGAAGTACTTGGTGACCAATTTGGTAAGATTCGTGTACTTATAGATAATCCTACTCAGGATATTGAGTACGTTACTCCTGCTGTATATGCAGACCAACCGAAAATAGATAATACGCCTGTTGAACAAGAATCAGACGAAGAAGCAATTGAACGTATTGCAGAACGTTTTGATATTCTTGATCGCATGACCCATGCTGTAGCAGAAGGCACTGTTCGAGGTATGATTGTTTCAGGGCCTCCGGGTGTTGGTAAATCTTTTGGTGTAGAAACTGTACTTGAAGACTACGACATGCTTACTGAAGTAGCAGGCAAACCTGCTAGGACTGAAATTGTAAAAGGTTCCATGACACCAATTGGACTTTACCAAACACTTTTTAATAACAGTGATGCTGGTAACGTTCTAGTATTCGACGACTGTGACAGCATCTTGTTTGATGAAGTATGTTTGAACATGCTTAAGGCTGTTTTGGACTCAGGTAAAAAACGAACCATTTCATGGAAATCAGAATCCAGTGCATTGCGTAGGGAAGGTATTCCTGATAGGTTTGACTTCAAAGGTGGTTGTATCTTTATCACTAACGTGAACTTCGAAAATGTTAAAAGTAAAAAGATCAAAGATCACCTTAGTGCATTGATGTCACGTTGTCACTATCTTGATCTTACTATGGATAGTAATCGAGACAAGTTTATTCGTATCAAGCAAATTGTACGAGATGGTATGTTAGAAGATTACAAATTTGGTCCTGAAGGTGACAAGGAAGTAATCAACTTTATGGTTGACAACGCAGATAAACTTCGTGAAATATCATTGCGTATGGTTCTCAAGATTTCCGATCTCAAACAGATGGATCCTAATAACTGGGAAAGTTTAGCCAGAACTACTTGTATGAAGGGTTCTATCTAAATAAGTATATTTGCTAACGGTTCCCCCGGTGCTCAAACGTTAGTCATCCCCTTAGTAGAGCACCAGAAGCCCGGATCCCCTCCGGGCTTCACTTTATGTAAAAGTTTTTCTTGACTTTTTAGTGTAATAGTGTATAATTATACTTTAATATTATCTTGGAGAAATATGAATAAGTTCAATAAAAACTTTCACTTAAACATGTCGCCAATGTATGCAGTATTTTTCTTCATGCTGTTTATGTTATGGGCGAGTGAGGCAAAAGCAAATGATGTAGAAGAAGTAATAGTAGTAGCACAACAAGAAAACACAATCAAAACAGATCCTGTTACAAGCAGTAGTTTAATGAGTGCTATTATGCCGGCTTTTACATGGAACGCAGGAGGCTATGGAGGCTTTATAGGATATAACGAACGTGGTGCTCAGACATCACACACATCAGTTATAGTAAACGGTATTCCAGCAAATGATCCTGGGGCAGGTTGGTATGACTTTGGTCATGACTTTGTCAATGGACAAACAGTAAAGGTTGTTAGCGGTGCTAACGGTGTGCTGTACGGCTCAGGGAGTATTGCAGGAACAATACTAATACAAGATACTATAGAACGCGGCATTACACTTAGAGTAGAAGACGGAGTAAACTATGCTAGAGTGGCTCCTATTGATCAATTAGAGTTTAGTGTGGTTAGTGATAGTATGGGTAGTGTTCGTAGTGATAACAACGAAGAGGACAATTACGAAAACAAAACTGCTAGGTTTAACGTTGACGCAGGAAAGTTTAACATTGTAGGTAAGTTTACCGAATACGACTACGACTACGACAACTGTTTTGATGATCAATTTCAATCAACTAATAACTGCTTGCAATCCGGAGTACGATATAATATTGCCACAAGAAGTGATAATATTACTATAGGAAGAAACTATGTTGAGTCTGATTATTTTTCAGACACTGTGCTAAACTACACAAATAAAAGTTACACAGACTTTGTTAGGTTTAGTAATGAAAAAATATTAAGTGATAAAGTTTATATATTTTATGGCGTTGATGCAGACCAACGGTCATACGAAACACAACACTTTAGTCACAATGATGAGAACTATGGTGCATTTTTTACAGCAAATGTTCGTATGTTAGTGGATTTAAACATTGGTATAAGGCAAGGTAATGATAATCAGAATGCTGTAAGAGTTGGTGCCGAATTAGGTAACTGGTTTTTTAATGTCGGAAATAGTTTTAGAAAACCTACATTGTATGAAAAATTTGGCGATGAATTTGTAGATGGTAATAAAGCATTAGCATCAGAAGAAGGTATCGGATACGAATTAGGGTTTGGTGTGTTAAGTGCATTTAAATTCGACTTCAAAGAAACAATCGAATATGTTGATGGATTTTATATAGGAGAACTTTGGGTACCACCTACATACCAAAACACAGGTTCGTATACAACTGAGGGTATTAGATTTGCAAATGTATTTGGTCCATTTGCTGTAAATTTAAAGTATACAAAATCTGACCAACCAAGAGTACCTAAATATATGGGAATGTTATCATGGCAGGATAACTTCTTTAACACAAACTTTAGGATCAAATATGCTTTTAGTTTGGACAGAAAGCCTAGTGCGTTCGATATTATACCTCAAGATAAATTATTTTTAGATGATTTACACAAGGTAAATTTTTATATAACTAAAAAACTAAACAACGGTATTACACTCGGCTTTAAAGCAGAAAATATAACCAACGAGCAAGTTGAAGTATTACCTTTTTATCCAGTAGAAGGTCGAGAAATGTATTTAACATTAGACTATAAATGGTGATTGTAACGTGCCTAAATGTACATTAGAAATCAGAGATGAAGTAAACGTAAAGTTTGTTGGTTTAGACCCGGCAACTAGGCGTAAATTATCTGATGCAGTAAAGTTTTTCTTACCCTATGCATACCATATGCCTGCATACAAACTAGGTCGTTGGGACGGTTGTGTAAGATTTTGTGACGTTGGTGGCCGCACATACTTAAATCTACTTGATAAACTTTTACCTATTGTACAAAAAGAAGGATACGAAATTGAAGTAAATGATAACAGACAATCATGGAACTTTAGTTTCACACCAATTGATCAAACACATTATGAAAATGTTGCTTGGCCTAAAGGTCATCCTGCAGAAGGAGAACCTATCATACTTAGAGATTATCAAGTTGATGTTATAAACAGTTTTCTAAATAATCCTCAAAGTTTACAGGAAGTAGCAACAGGTGCCGGCAAAACTCTTATCACTGCCGCACTAAGCGACATGTGCGAACAATATGGTCGTACTATCGTTATTGTACCAAACAAAGACCTAGTAGTACAAACAGAAAAAGATTACAAGAACTTAGGACTTGATGTTGGTGTATTGTTCGGTGACAGAAAAGAATATGACAAAACACACACTATTTGTACATGGCAAAGTCTAAGTGTTTTAGAAAAGAAAACTAAAGCAAATGAAGCACCAATTGACTTAGATGTATTTTTAGATAATGTTGTGTGCATCATGGTTGACGAAGTACACAAAGCCAAAGCAGATGTATTGCGTAATTTACTTAGTGGTCCTTTTGCAAATGTACCAATTCGTTGGGGGCTAACAGGAACTATTCCAAAAGATGAGCATGAAGCAGTAGGTTGTGTATGTTGTATTGGTCCTGTAACTGGAAATTTAAGCAGTAAAGAATTACAGGACAAAGGAGTTTTAGCAGATCTAGATATAAACATTTTTCAGTTACAAGATGGTGTTCTTGGATTTAATAATTATGCCCAAGAGCTCAAATGGCTTGTAACTGATCCAGATAGAATGAAACATATTTCTGATGTTATTAAAGGACTTAGTGGATCAGGTAATACTCTTGTGTTGATTGATAGATTAGCAACAGGAGAAATCCTTAACAAATTAAATCCAGATTGGGTATTTATCAGTGGTGACATGAAGGTTTCTGATAGGCAAAAAGAATATGCCGAAGTATCCGAAATGAATAATAAAGTTATTGTTGCAACTTACGGAGTTGCCGCAGTAGGGATCAATATCCCAAGAATATTTAATTTGGTTCTTATAGAACCGGGTAAAAGTTTTGTAAGAGTTATTCAAAGTATCGGTAGAGGAATCCGTAAAGCGGAGGACAAAGATTACTTACATGTGGTTGACATTACCAGTAATTTAAAGTATAGTAAACGACACTTAACTAAAAGAAAGGCCTTTTATAAAGAACAAAATTTTAGATTCCAAGTGTCAAAAGTGGAGTATAAATGAAAATTTTAACAGTTGATAATACAGTATATGAAATAGATACAGTACCTGACGAAATAGATGATATCCGTTTTTCAGTGTTTGATACAACAGATCCAGAATGGATGGATTATTACTTCTTACCTTTAATATTTTTAGAAAGTTTTTATGCACCTGCTATTTGCTTACAGATAGGAGAGCATAATATTCAAGTGCCAATGGATTGGAGCATTGCAATAACAGACGAAGATCTTACAGGTATAGAAGTTATTCCTCTTACAAGTCTTAACAATAGAGGATTTTTAACTGTAACACTTAATCCATTATCAAACGGATTATTACAGGCAGAGGAAATACAAATCACAAACATCTTTCAGGATGTTAAATGGTTTTTTCCTAAATTGAAAAACGGTCATATGTTGGTAGCACCATTGGAAAGCAAACCTAATCCTAGGTGTGCATTATTTGTGAAAGAAGCAAATAAAATTCCTGCAGATATACCAATTGGACATTTATTAGACTAAACGAGGAGGTTATTATGAGTTTAGATAAAGATATAGAAAAAATGACAGACAAATTAAAAGGTGTCAAAAGACGTTATCGTATAGAAGGCGGTAACTATGGTGGTGAAACCACAGTTGGTACAGTGAGCGAAGACTTTGTCGAACATTGTGCTGGCATGGACCAAGATGAATTGGTTGAGTATGTGCTAAGTTGCGATGAATGGAATGAGGAAGAACGTGATGATTCTCTCCCAGGATTAGAAGCAACAGCATGGCATGAAACTGATAACTTCGAACATCTAAATCATTGTTACAGTGACAGTGAATGGACAGTGTACGAAGTTCCTGCAGATGGCAGTGATGATGGTTCTTGGGACAATGTAGTTTGGGAAGGTGAACCAAGGCATCTTTATGGCAGAGAATGTTATCATAATGATGCTAATGAAGAAGAAAAGCCTGAAGATATGGAAGGCATTGAGCCTATACTAGCATTCCACAGTTCAGAAAAAGGTTCTTTTGCAAATTACTTTTTAGATTTAGAAGGCGAAGAATTTGATCCTGAAAAATTAGCATTCAGTACTGTGGAAATGAATCTTGCAGAAATTGTAGAAAATGTGTATTACAACAAACAAGATTTAGAAGCAAATTATGATTGGAATGACACAACTGGTAAAGCATACTATGCCAGTGTTGGATACATGAATACAAAATGGCATGATTCTGCAGATCAATACACTGATGAGTATTTAGAAGAGAATGGCTATTGGGATGAGTAATCTAAAAGATTTTATTAGAACAGTACCCGATTTTCCTATTCCTGGAATACAGTTTAGAGATATTACTAGTCTTATTGAAGATCCTGCCGGACTGAATAAGGCAATTGTAGGATTGTTACATGAGGCTAGTAAATTTAGAACCACGGTTATTGTCGGTGTTGAAAGTAGAGGTTTTGTTTTTGGATCACCTGTAGCATGGGACCTAGGCACACCTTTTGTAATGGCTCGTAAGCCAGGAAAATTACCAAACGAAACTTTTAAAAAACAGTTTGATCTAGAATACGGAAGTACTAGTTTAGAAATACAGACTAATACAGAAATTTCTTCTAGTGACAAAGTAGTTATTATAGATGATTTAATTGCAACTGGAGGCACTGCTGTTGCTTGTGCTGACTTGATTCATGAGCATTGGCATGTTCCTAAAGAAAATATTCTTGTTTTAGCAGTTATAGATTTGCCAGATTTAAATGGTAGTAAGTTATTGCAAAAAAAGGGGTATAGTGTTAGTACATTAGTGGAGTTTGAAGGTGGATAATATTATCATAATTGCTTTAGAAGCAGAAGCACCCACAATGAGCAAAGAGTGGGACAATGTATTTTTTACAGGAGTAGGCAAAGTAAATGCCGCAGTTAAGACATCTGCTCTTATAGAAAAATATAAACCTCTTACTGTTTGGAATTTTGGCACCGCTGGCGGGATCAACCCAGACTGTGTAGGCCTTATAGAAATTAAAAAATTTGTTCAACGTGATATGAAATGTTGTGAGTTTGGTTTTGAACTTGGACAAACTCCTTTTGAAGACGACAAAGTTATCAGTTTTGGTGACGGGTATACCTGTAGCACAGGTGATAATTTTGTTAGTGATCCTAATTTAGAAATACCTGCAGACGTTGTTGATATGGAGGCATATGCTATTGCTAAAGCATGCCAATATCACAGTGTAGACTTTAGATGTTTTAAATATATAAGTGATAGTGCAGATGAAAATGCCAGCAAAGAATGGCATGAAACTGTAGCAGACGGCGAGCCTTTTTACATAGAGAAATTTAATAATGGCTAGAAAACCTCAAATACCACTAGCAGAAGTAATGAAAGCCATTGATAAAAAAGATAGGCAATGGTATACTCGTCTAACAGATGAGCAAAAGAAGGCATTTAGTGCCTGGATGATGATGAGGTATGCTAGTACAGTGAGGGGTAAGCACGACATTGATTATTTGTATTTGGTAAATGAATGTGTAAATAGAAACTTCAGTGATATCAGCAAACATCCAGAACTACAATGGCTATTGTTTACAGTGTGTGGAGTTGGTAAACCTCAAAATCACGAATATATAAAACCACCTAATACTAGAAAAAAGAAAAATAAAGTTCAAAGTGCTGTATCAGATATGTTTCCGCATTTAAAAAAAGACGAGTTAGACTTGTTTATGCAAATCAACAATGCTGATGAAATAAAAGAATATTTTTCTAGTGCCGGAATGCAGGATAAAGAGATAAAAGAGATATTTAAGTGAATTGTAAATGGTGCGATAAAAGTTTTAGCAGTGAGAGAACACTGAGTGCCCATATGTGTGTTAAAAAAAGACGATGGTCTGATAAAGACATGAGTCATATTAGATTAGCATTAAGAGCATTCCAACTTTTTTATGAAATAAACACCAGTGCAAAAACAACTAAAACAGCAGAAGATTTTATTCGTAGTCAATATTATGAAGCATTTGTAAAATTTGGTAGAGCATGCCAAGTAAACAATTGGTTAGAACCTGAAAAATATACAGAATGGTTGATAAAAAACGGTATAAAGTTAAAAGATTGGGCAAGTGATAAGAAATATGAACTATATCTAAAAGATTTTGTAAAAAAAGAGCCTGGGCTTAGAGCATTGGAAAGAACTATTGTTTATCTAGCAGATTGGAGTAAGGAATCTAATGTTGCATGGCAAGATTATTTTACTGAAGTGCCAGCACCTAGAGCAGTATATGACATTCGATCCGGTAAAATAAGTCCTTGGACAATATATCTAAGTGAAACTGGAGATAAACTTCTTACAAGATTGAACAATGAACAGATTGATATGATAAATCATATAATAGATCCTCCATTCTGGATGAAACTGTTTCAGCAAAACAAAGAAGAAGTAAATTTAATAAGACAAGCATGCGAAGGAGCAAATTTATGAATAAATTATTAGTATCTGGTGCTAGTTATGCTATGTGTAATTGGGATATTAAGCATTGGGCCGAAATAATTGCAGAAGAAAATGATTTGGATACTATTTTTACTGGAATACCTTGGAGCGATTGGGAATCGGGTGTGTTTATTTCTGCCGGAAGAATAATGAATGACCCAAAGATTACACATTGTATTTGGACAGCAACATATCATTTTATAAGTCACTATCAAGAACATAATAGAGTAACAGGTAAAGAACTAATTGACTTTGATAATCAATTACAAATAGACGCAATGAGAGCAGGAGATTTTAAATCTAAGACTAAAGTATTGTTTAACAAATTTTTGCCAAAACTTGAAAGAGATCCCTTTGTTAAACGACTTGGTACTCAAGCATGGGTAGCACATAGACCAGATCATCAACGTGGTTACTGGCCAGAAGAAGTAGGTCAAAGCACCAGTGTTAAAAAAACAGTTGATGATGAAGGTAAAATTTTTGTTGGCATAAATGATAATGAATTTTATAATGATCCAATGTATAAAATGTATCTAAGATTCTATACTAGTCTAGCATTTATGAAAGAAATTTGTAAGCAACACAATGTAAAATTATTATTTGCACATTTCCCATTTACAGATTCTACATTAAACAGTAATCTTTGTCTCTCAGTTGATTGGGTAGACACTTGGGACTTGATTAAAGAAACATTTGGATCCGTACCTGCATGGAAAAAAATGTCGCAAGAAAGAAATTGGGTATCACTGGCATCTCATTTTGATAAAGAAGGTCATGAAATGGTAGCAGATGCCTTTAATAAAAACACTTTTAATAAAGAATGGATAAAAGGAAATCTAAGATGAAAGTTAAAGTAATTAGCCACAGTCAAGCACCTGACTTCAATGAGTCAGCACTGGATTTAGTGGCTTACTGTGCAAGAGTAAGTAATCCGGATAATCAGAACAACAAAGAAACAAGTGAGAAACTTGTAAAGTATTTGATGAAACACAAACATTGGTCACCACTTGAAATGGTGTCAGCATGTTTAGAAATTGAAACAACCAGAGACATTGCAAGGCAGATTCTAAGACATAGAAGTTTTAGTTTCCAAGAGTTCAGTCAACGGTATGCAGATCCCACACAGGATTTAGAATTTGAAATCAGAGAAGCACGATTACAAGATCCTAAAAATAGACAAAACAGTGTAGAAACTGATGATGTAGAGTTACAAGCAATGTGGGAAGACAAGCAAAGAGCAGTTATAAACACCGCCTTAGACGCATATAAGTTCGCTGTAAGCAACGGTATTGCCAAAGAGCAGGCCAGAGCAGTGCTACCAGAAGGAAACACGTTAAGCAGGCTTTACGTGAACGGTACGTTGCGTAGTTGGATACACTATATTGAATTGCGTGGTGCTAATGGCACACAAAAAGAGCATATGGAAATTGCATGGGCAGTAGCAGATGTTATTTCAGATATATTTCCATTAGCAGAAGAATTTAAAGGTAAGGAATTATGAGTACAAGTAATGATTGGCTTGATTATAATTTTACACTAGATAATTATACCACTACAACTTCTTCCGGCACAATTACTGTAAACACCACATGTGATACTATGGACACAATGTGGACTGGAGATAATATAACTGTAACTGGTATAGATTTATCTGATATTACTATACCTCCTATAAAACCAACTATGAAAATAGGTAATACTGAAATTGATGAGTTGACTTTTAAGAAACTTAATGCTATTATAAAAGTTATAGAAAACTTAGAAGATGAAAATGCATTAAAACAAATGTTCGATGCTCAGATTATGCTAGACGAAATAAGAGGTCAAAGTGAAACGTAAAGAGCAAATGTATTTAATCACCATGGAAGAGTGTGCAGAGCTGAGCCAAGCCTGTAGTAAAATGATTCGTAGTGGTGGCAAAGAAAAATATTTGCAAAATTTGCGTGATGAAGTTGGTGATGTAATGACCATGATTGAGATATTAAAAATGAGTGGAGTAGTTACACAACAACAAATAGAAGATAGAATGAAAGTAAAAAGAGAAAAACTTCTTAAATGGAGTATTCTTTTCAGTGAAGACGATGAAGATTGATTTTGACGTAGATATAGATATGGCAGACAGAGATAAATTGTTAAAATTTATCGATTATGTTCCTGCAAGTATTAAACGTGAAAACAGTTACGAAAAACATAATACAGGTGTGTATTTACAACCAATACCTAGTTTCCCCATTGAAGGGTTTAGCACAATAGATCATAAACAAGCAGAAGAGTTGGGATATTTTAAAATAGATGTGTTAAACAACCATATCTATGAAAGTGTAGACAATGAAGCACATTTAGATAAATTGATTAAAACTGAACCCTTGTGGGAATTGTTCGAACACCAAGAAGTAGTTGAACAACTGTTTCATATCAATAAACATTGGGAACTTGTAAAACAACATCCTCCAAAAAGTATAGATCAACTTGCAATGATACTTGCAATGATTAGACCAGGTAAAAGATACCTAGTTGGCAATACATGGGAAGTTATCGAAAAGGAAGTTTGGGAAAAAACTGACGAGTATTTTTTTAAACGCAGTCATGCTATTGGGTATGCTTTAGCAATTATAGTACAATTAAATTTAATTTGTGAGCAGTCTGTTTAGTCAACTTTTTTAACAAGTTGAATACTTCTTCTTTTTATTCTTTTCTTAAGTATATTCTGCATGCTAATGGTGGGTCCAAATATAATTTCTGTTTCTTTTAATATAAATGTTTTTACACAATGTCTAAAAGTTTGCATTTCTTGAAATAAGAATACGTCTATTGGCAATATTCGATTACTTTCCCACCACCATAAATCGCCGTATTCTAATATGAGTTGTTTTTCAGTATCAGATTTACAACTGTCTACATCGTAGAAACTAATAATTTGATTATCGGTATTTTGGACAATACCAACATATTCTGTGTCGTTGTATCTAATGCCTGTCAAAAACGGAAATTTTTCTTGTAATTTGTTTTCGTTAGTCATTGTAGATATTTATAATAAAATAAGATAAATACATTACAAAGATTGGATAAAATAATATGTCTTATGGTAGTAGTCATACGTTATATAAATTAAATGACAACCAAAATTTAGATTTGGTACTTACCAGTGAAGGCATTAAAGTGGATAATAGACCTATGAATCAGAAAAAATTAGTAATACACAAAGGCTTTAACAATACATTAAACTTTTTTGTGAGAAACCGCGATAGGGTTTTACAAAATTTAAGCAGTAAAACACTGTTTGCAAATATTGTAAATCCAATAACAAAAAGACGAGTGTTACATAAACAACTTACGTTAGTGAATAGTGGCTCTACTGGAGAAGCAAAATTAGATTTAGTGGTTGGCGATATAACAAATTTACCCAAAGGTCTTTATCAAATTTCAATTACTGAAAGTGCTGACAATGGTGTTACTGAATATCCTTTGTATGCTAACCAAAACGATAGAATTATTACAGATTTAGAAGTCAGAGACAACTTAGAATATGAACCCATACCTACACAAGAAACTGAAACCTTTTTTCAAACTGCAAATGTTGACCTAGGTGATACATCAAACACTTTTGTAACTTCTGCAATGTATGGCAATCAAGATAGTAATTTCAATCATAGTCAGCATACCATTGCTATCCATATGACAAACTTTGTTGGTAATGTTTGGGTACAAGGTAGCCCTATTTCAACTGTACCAACACAGGAAACTGATTGGTATAATATAAATGTACAAGGTGACTTTGGACAAGAAAGAATACCATATAGTTCTGCCTTTAATGGAGTTGATCCATTTAACTTTAAAGTAAATACTAACTGGATTAGAGTTAAATATGATCAAGTATCTGGCACTGTTGATAAAATACAACTAAGAAATTAGTTGACTTTTCCTTAAAAGATGCTATAATAATACTATGCATCACCACGAATTAGTAGAACAAGTACATAGACTTTTAATGGATCGAATACCGTTAAGTGCAGGTA